GCCAAGGGCGTGCAGGCCGTCGTGGCCGCCGCTGTCAAGGCCGAGCGTTCGCGTGCGGCCAGCGTGCAGGAAGCCCGCCGCTCGGTGCAGGGCGTGCTCGGCGATGTCGCAATGGACGACGCCGGCGCGATCTACCGCGAGGCCCTCTCGCAGGTGGGCGTGGACGTGTCGCAGATCGGCAAGGGCGCCGAGCGCGTCGCGTGGGACGCCTACAAGGTCGCTGCGGGTGCTGCCGCCGGCGTGCGCCGCCCGGCCCTGGCCGCTACGCACGCTTCGGACGGCAAGGGCGACGGTGCCAGCACCGCGCCCGACTACATGAAGCACGTCGACAAAATTTCCGTGCGGGGCTAAGGCCTCAAGCGGTTTCACCCCGGAACGGAAAAGGAGTCTCCCATGTTCCAGAATCAGGTCTACATCAACCCCGCCCAGGCGGTCGCTGGCGACTTCGCGTCGTCCAACCCGATGATCTACAAGCTCTCGGGCAACGGCAAGATGGTTGCCGTTGCCGAGGGCGTCACGGTCGGCCACTTCGCAGCGCTGCTCGCGGACGGCACCGTCGACTCGATCCTCGCCGCGGCACCGCTCGCCGGCCGCATCGGCTTCGTGCATCGCGAGAACAACGCCCAGATCACGACCTACCTGGCCGAGTCGGGTATGACCATCCAGGGCGGCCAGCCGGTCTCGCTGTTCGGCAAGGGCGACTTCTGGGTGCGCGCCGACGCGATCACCGGCACCCCGACGCGTGACGCGGCGGTGTACTGGGACGTGTTGACCGGCAACACCATCATCGGTGCACCGGGCTCGCCGCCTGCTACCACCATCGACACCGGCTACAAGCTCGTGTCCGAGGCGGCCACGGTCGGCGCCATCGTCATCATCAGCAACACCGGCGCCTAAATCGCGCGGAACGAAGGAGAAACGAACATGCGCGATTCCCAAGTCATCGCACAGCTGGCTGCCAAGGGTGTGATCCTGGCGCCCGGCGTGAAGAATGTCACGACGCCCCTGGCCCAGTTCGCCATGGACGCGGCGGACCTCACGCCCACGCTGGTCGGCACGCCCAATGCCGGCATCCCGGCGTACCTGACGACCTACGTCGACCCGAAGGTCATCGAGGTGCTCGTCGCCCCGATGAAGGCCGCCGAGATCGTCGGCGAGTCGAAGAAGGGCGACTGGACCACGCTGACGGCTGCGTTCATCCAGGCTGAACCGACCACCGAAGTCGCCACCTACGGCGACTACTCGGCGGACGGCTCCAGCGGTTCGAACGTGAACTACCCGCAGCGCCAGAGCTACCACTTCCAGACGTGGACCCGTTGGGGCGAGCGCGAGCTGGAAATGGCCGGCGCCGGCCGCGTCGATCTGGCCGCACAGCTGAACTACGCATCGGCCCTGGGCCTGTCGAAGTTCCTGAACTCGTCGTACCTGTTCGGTGTGGCGGGCCTGCAGAACTACGGCCTCACGAACGACCCGCGCCTGCCGGCGCCGGTCGCCGCCGGCACGAACTGGGCCTCGGGCACGCCGGAAGCCATCTTCAACTCCGTGAAGGACATGTTCAAGGCGCTGCAGACGCAGACGCAGGGCCTGGTCGAGCAGGACATGGAGATGGTCCTGTCGATGCCCCCGACCGCCTCGGGCGACCTGAACACGGTGAACAGCTATGGTCTGTCGGCCGCGAAGCTGCTGCTCGATGCCTTCCCCAAGATGCGCATCGTGACCGTGCCCGAGTACGACACCGCCGGCGGGCGCCTCGTGCAGCTGTGGGTGCCGCGCCTGGAGGGTCAGGACTCGGCCACCTGCGGCTTCACCGAGAAGATGCGCGCACACGCCATCGAGCGCTACTCGAGCTACTTCCGCCAGAAGAAGTCGGCCGGAACTTGGGGCGCAATCGTGTGGCGACCCGTTTGCTGCACGCAGCAGCTCGGCGTGTGACGCGAAAGCGTTCCACGTGAAACAGGAAAGCCCCGCCACTGTGCGGGGCTTTTCTTTGCCCGTTGTTTGACATTACTGAAAGGTTCGCTATACTTCACGCACACCAACCGGAGCGCAGCATGATCGAAGTTTCACCTCACTACATCGATGGAATCAAGGAAGGGCGCGCAGCATTCGAGCGCCACGGGATCGAGTGGGCGGCTGACGAACTGCGCAACCTGAACAGCACGATCAAGGGCTTCGCGGCGTCGACGCCTGTCGGCCAGATGCTGCGCGGCGAGCGCGATTTCTGGCTGAACCAACAGCGCGTCGCAGGGAGGGTTGCGCGATGAATCCCGTCACCATCGACACCGACGACTTCCTGCGTGCGCACTTTGCGACACGGACGCGGCACGAGCCGGACGGTAGTGCACACAACGACCTCGCCATGTGGTGGCGCCTGAATTACGCGGAACCTGGTGCGACGTGGCACGTCATCTTCATCGGCGCCGAGCCGGGCGGCCCGGCCGTGGTGGATGACTTCGGCGACCTGGTGCTCGCAGGGTTGCGGTCGTGAAAGTCCGCCAACTCCGCAAACGCAAGCCTGTACCTGCACTGGCCGAGCTGCAGCGCATCATCCATCGCCAGCTAATGCGCGCGGCGCGTCGGTGGCCGCTGCGAAACGACGTCGCGGGCCGCGGCCGGCTCGCGCAGGCCGTTGAGCGCGGATGGCTCGAATACATCCAGCGGCACGGCCTGCCGCGAGGTTGGTGACGCCCGCTTAACTCTGCGATACACTAGGCCGCTACGCCTTCACCCACCAACAACCGGAGAATTCCATGGCCCGCAAACGTTCCGCCGACATGCTTACCATCGCCTGCAAGCTGCCGCAAGGTCTGTCGATCCCGGTGCCCGAAGGCCCGCCCCTCGTGCTGAACGGCGCCCTGTCGCCCTTCGCGCTCATGGGTCACGGCATGACCGACGTGAAGGCCGCGGCCTGGGCCCTCGTCGAGGACAAGTACGCCGACGCGGCGTGGCTCAAAAACGAGGTGGTCTTCGCAATGGGTGACAAGGAAAGCGCCGTCGACAAGGCCGAGGACCGCCAGGCCGTGAAGGCCGGTTTCGAGCCCGTCGACCCGAAGGCCGCTGCCGACTAAGCACGAGCCACCATGGCCATCGTCGTCTTCGTCCCGGCGGACTTCAAGGCCGCCTATCCCGAGTTCGCGGCGATCAGCGACGCGCGCTGCACAGTCATGTTCACCATGGCCGCGCAGGCGATCCTGGACAACACCGACAACTCGCCAGTGATGGCCCTGGACTATCGCACGCAGCTGTTCTACCTGCTCGTCGCGCACCTGCTCACGCTGTTCGCAGTGGCCGCAGATGGCTCGGAACGGCCTGTGGGGCGCGTCGACACGGCCACCGAGGGGTCGGTGTCGGTGGGCTTCGCCTACGAGCTCCCTGCGGGCTCTGCGATGGCTGCATGGTTTAACCAGACCAAGTACGGCGCGCTGTACTGGATGATGACCGCGCAGTTCCGCAGCATGAAATACTTCGTGGCCGGTGACAGCGGCCTGGGCGACGCGCGCAACTTCCGCGCAGCACCGTTCAACGTGCCCGCCGGCGTCATCACGCCATGACCGTCACGCGACGCGGCCTGCAGATGCCCGACCGAGACATGTCGTCCGCGACGGTCAAGGCGGGTGTGTTGGCCGGCGCGACCTACCCTGCCGACACGATCCGCGACGCGCGCACGGGCCGCGAGTACCCGGACCCGCGTGCCGGCATGCCGGTAGCGTCCATCGCTGCCGTGCTCGAGTACGGGGTGGGTCAGAATCACCCACGGCCGTTCATGCAGAAGACCGTCGCCGAGCGCCGCAAGGAGTGGACCGAGGGTGCGGTGAAGCTCTTCCAGGCCGGCCACTCGCCCGAGCAGATCGCGGGCATTCTGGGCCAGGTCATGAAGGAAGACATCATGAAGACGATCACGGACTGGCCCGCCGACAACTCGAAGGAATGGGCCGGCGTGAAGGGCTTCAATCACGGCCTCATCCAGACCTCGCACCTGCTCAAGTCGATCGATTCTGAGGTGGTGCGGGACGAAGGGGCTGCGTGATGGGCATGAACCTGCACGCCCTGACCCGCGGATCCATTCAGATGGTCAACGAGGACGTCGACGGCACCGTCTACGTGAGCACGGGCCATGCCAACGTGCGCGGCATCCTGACGCCCACGTTCACGCCCGTGGCGGCCCGCCTGCAGGTGCAGGCGCAGAAGCACACCGACATCACGCACGAGCGCAGCCTGCAGTACAACAACGGCCTGTTGACGATGTACGCCTACGGCAACTTCTCGGACATCGAGCGCCGTGACAACAAGGGCGGCGACATCGTGAACATCCCCACCGGCCCGCGCGCTGGTTGGTACATGATCACGATGGTCAAGGAGTGGTGGCCGGGCTGGTGCTGCTTCGAGGTGACCGTGCAGCTCAACTACGCTACGATCCAGGACTACATCGCCAAGACCGCAAACGGCGCACCGCCACCCGCACCCTGATGGCCACTCTCCTGCACAGCGAAGACGTCGTATTCGACGCCCTATGGGCGTGGATTGTCGCGCTTGTTACGGATCAGCTACCGGCGGGCCAGGTGTTCAAGGGCTTCCAGAACACGACAGCAACCGCGACGGGCAACTACGTCGTGCTGTCGCCCGGCGTCAAGCAGCGCCAGGACCAGGGGCGACGCACCTACACGCGCGACACCCAGGACCCCCTCGTGGGCGTCGTGAACGTCGCGCGGCACACGACCTACAGCTACCAGGTGGACTGCTACGGCCAGCTCGGGGCGGACGTGGCCGACATCATCGCCATCGCCTGGCGCTCCCTGTGGGGTTGCGATCAGCTCGAAGGCGCGGCCATCACGCCACTCTACGCCGATGAGCCTGCACAGCTCAACATCGCAAACAGCGAGAACCTGTACGAGCAGCGCTTCATGCTGCGTCTGTTCGCCCAGGTGAACCAAGTTGTCACGCTGCCGCAAGACTTCTTCAGCGCCGTCGAAGTGCACGTCGAACCGCCTGTGGACATGTGGCCCGACACGCCCTAGGCGTGGCAAAATGGCGCCGGCCGCGCGTGCGCGCGAGCGATGAAGGACAACAATGACCGAACGCATTCTTCCCGGTATCGGGCTCACGGGCTACTGGGATCAGGGCGCTCCCTGGAAGGTCGGCGGCGACCAGAACTGGCTCAAGTCGTCAGTGCTCACACAGCTGGCCGTCGAGTCGGCCACCACATCGCTGCCCGCCTCGCCGCTCAATGGCGTGATCTACATCGTGCCCGTGGGCGACGCGAACGCGAACCAGATTGCAGCGCGCGACAACGGGGCGTGGGTCTACATGCCGCCGCAGGGGGGCTGGACTGCCTACGTGCGCGACACGCAGACGGTAGTGGCGTTTGATGGCGTCGCCTGGGCAGCGGTACTCGCAGCCCCCGATGGCGCCACCAAGGTTGGTGCGGGTGCCGAGGGTACCGTACAGGTCGCGCTAGACAGTCGAGTCAAGACGCTCCAAAACTACACCGCGCTGCTGGCCTACACCGGGTTTCTCGATTTGCAGATTACGGCACCAGGCATCGCTGGACCGTTTCGCTACGACGCCACCCTGCCAAATACCACCAACGGCGGGACGCAATTCGCACACGTGTCCGGGATTGGCGCGTGGACGCGGGTATTTGTCGGCGATGTAAATATCCTATGGTTCATCACGGGCAGTCTCTTTGCGGACAATAGCTCTGCTGCAATTGCTGCAATCGCTGCGCACAACCGATTCACCGTGCCGCAAGGTTTTGTCTTGGTGATGAAGAACGTCGAAGCCCAAAACGACACGGAAGTTACGGTTTATGGAGGTTTGAAACTCCCTGACGGATGTTCAGATTTCGACCGCTGCATTTACGCTGCTGGCAAATCTCGTGTGCGGATCATCGTGCAGAATTTCGACGGCAATTATGCGGGCCAGTCGGGAAACATCGGCACCCACCTGAATTATTTGACCAACTGCCCGGACGCTTTTGTTCGTGTCGCCTATGCGCACGATCATTACATTGCTTCCGGTGCGCTGATGCCTTCGCCAGATGGAATTCGAGATACGTCCACGGGCGCGGTCTTCGCATATCAATGCTTGCGCGCTGATGTGCAAGTGAGCCGCTTGCGGGGTTGGGGTCGTGAAGGCGTCCAATTGCGCCTCTGCGACTACGCTCGCGGCGCCGCAGGGGCACAGGGCCTTTACGCCACCGAATATTCCGGCATCCAAATGAGCGGGATGTACGGCGAGCTCCTGTGGGCCGTCGTGGATTATGCTGGTGCGTCTGCGGTGGGCTTCGACATGATAAACGGCGTGGCCTCGAACATCGTTGCCACCAATACCCGAGCCAATCACGGTTTGAACATGGGTCATCCGGGATACCCCGCAAGCGGATCTGTGGTCAACAACCTCGTTGTTGACGGTTGTCTCGGGATGGGTATTAGCGTAGCTGCAAGCTCGAAGGACGTTGCGATCAATAACGCAAACGTGTCTTACGCGGGTATTGCTGGCGGCAGTTTCTCTGACGGGTCTGTAGACGTCCGCGTTTCCAATAGCGTATTTAAACTTTCCGCACAATACAATCTCAATGCATCGGTCACGCAGGTCTATTGCGCCAATGTGAAGAGTAGCGAATTCGGCGCCAAGGCGCTGAAAGTTAGCACGGTCGTGGGCACATTCGTTGAAGGCGAGGCGATATCGACGGGCACAGGCAGCGCGACGCTAACCCGACGCGTCACCGGACTTTCAGGTACGGCGCTGATGTTTCCGACCACTATCGTGGGCACGTTTACCGCTGCGCAGACTGTCACTGGCGGCACCAGCGGGGCGACAGCGACCATTACCGATGTTTACACACCGGTCCAGCGCAACGAGTCGAGCGGGGGGCGCTTTGTTGACACTTCACGGTATTACCCAGGCACTGTGGGGCAGACAAAATTCGACGATGGCACCGCAATCGCGGCATATTCGTTCCCTTGCGCGCACACGACGCCAGGCACAGAACAGTTGTTTCAGTTGGCATTTTCTTCAAACGTGCTGTGGGTGGGTGACATGAGCGTGGCCGCTTCGATTGGCAGCGTGAGTCTCCCCGGTACGAACACCTACACCGTGGATCGATTGAGCGCTGTCACTACCCTGACCACCGGTAATGCTACTGGCGTTGACGTTCGGATTAACGCGTCTGTCGCACAAACCTACGCCGTACGGCTCCTGATGATCGGGCGCTGGAAGTGAGCGGCGCAGCATGCTTGCCGCGCGCCGCTGCGCTGATAGAATCCCGTGAGCCGATAGTGGCAGTCAATCGCGGCGCGCCCGCGCACACCTTGGAGCCTCGAGCATGAGCACCATTCCCATTTCACAGGTCGTGCAAATTTTGCCCGGCGTCATCGCCGGTGGCGGGCAGGCCTCCAAGCTGTCCGGCATGGTCGTCACCAAAGACGACTCGATCCCTCCTGGCCCGCCGAAGTCCTTCTTCGCAAAGGAGGACGTCTCCGACTGGTTCGGCCCGAGCGCCCCCGAGACCACGATGGCGAACCAGTATTTCCCGGGCATCGTGAATGCCGGGCAGCTGCCCTTCGTGCTCAAGTTCGCGCGCATCGCGGACGCCGACACACCCGCCGCTGTCTACGGCGCGCAGCTGGGCGGCATGACCCTTGCGCAGCTGCAGGCGCTGCCCGCCGGCACGCTCATCGTCACGACCGCCGCGCTGCACACCTCCGCGTCGATCAACCTGGCCACCGCGACGAGCTTCGCCAATGCGGCCTCGCTGATGACCGCCGGCTTCACGTCGCCCGATTTCACCATCAGCTATGACGCTGCGCGTCACCGCTTCCTTATCGAGACGACGGCCACGGGCGCCGGCACTACCATCTCGGCCGTGACGGGCACGCTGGCCACTGGTGTCGGCCTGTCGGCCGCCGCGGGCGCAACGACCGCGCAGGGCGTCGACGCCGACACCCCCGCGACGGCGATGAATCGCGTGATCGAGAAGGACATGGACTGGGGCACGTTCTCCACGGTCTACGCCGCCGACATCGACGAGCGCACGGCCTACTCGGCCTGGAACAGCGGTCAGGGCTACCAGTTCCTGTACTGGGCCTGGGACACCGAAGCGGCCAGCATCGTGCCGAACAACCCGTCGTCCTTCGGCGCGCAGGTGTTCGCACAGCCCTACCAGGGTACGGTCCCGGTGTATGGCACCTACGAGCTCGTCGGTGCCTTCATGGGCTACGCGGCCTGCATCAACTTCCAGATTCCGAACGGTCGCACCAACCTGGCTTTCCGCCAGTTCAACGGCGCACCCTCGGCGACGGTCTCCGACCTGGCCACGGCCAACGCGCTGCTGTCGAACCACTACACGTACCTGGGCGCCTACGCGAACGCCGCGAACACCTACACGGTGGCCTACAACGGCGCGCTGTCGGGGGCCTTCCTGTGGGTCGACACGTACCTCGATCAGATTTACCTCAACCGCGAGCTGCAGCGTGCCTTCTTCGAGGCGCTGATGGCCTACAACTCGATCCCGTACAACCAGGACGGCTACACGATGCTGTACCGGGCCGGCGTGGACGTGATCGACGCGGCGCTCATCTCGGGCATCATCCGCGCGGCCGTGCCGCTGTCCAAATCGCAGCAACTGCAGGTCGACACGCAGGCCGGCCGGGTCGTCTCCGACGTCGTGCAGACCCGTGGATGGTATCTGCTCATCGACGACGCTGCGAACTTCGCGCAGGTGCGCCAGAACCGCGACTCGCCCCTGGCGTACCTCTGGTACACCGATGGCGGCAGCATCCAGAAACTCACCGTGCGTTCGATCGCCGTCATCTAAGGAGCCCGCACCATGCCCGCAACCCTCACGACGGCAAACTCGGTCCTCGCGCTCACGACCGAGGCGCTGTTTCCTGCCGCGCAGATCCTGACCGGCTACGCGGCCGACAACATCTTCGAGACCGACGCCGTCGAGAACGGCGAATACTCGATGGGCATCGACGGCCGCCTGTCGGCCGGTTTCGTGTTCAACGAGATCCCGTTCACGCTCACGCTGCAGGCCGACAGCGACGCACTCAAGCTGTTCGAACAAATCTACGGCTACGAGGTCTCGAACCGCACCAAGCTGATCAACAACCTGACGATCACGCTGCCCGCGCTGCGCCGGCGCTACGACCTGAAAAACGGCTTCATGCGCAGCTACAAGGCACCGGCCGGCCAGAAGATCCTACAGCCTGGTGTCGTGGCCTTCGTGTTCGCGCGCCAGGAAATGTCCAACCTCTGATGGCTGCGCCGCGCGCCGCCGGCATCCTGTTCGTTCAGGATGGCCGTGTCCTGCTGCTCAAGCGCGCGGACAGCGCGCAGGACGCGCCCGGCACGTGGAGCTTTCCTGGTGGTGGCATCGAGGCGGGCGAAACGCCCGAGGCTGCGGCCAGGCGCGAGCTGCAGGAGGAATGCGGCTACACCTACGACGGGCCGCTCGAACTGCTCTACACCTCGCTGGACGGCTTCGCGTGCTTCGGCGCCACAGCAGGTTTCACGCCACAGCTCAACGACGAGCACACCGCTGCGCAGTGGGCATCCTTCGACAAGCTGCCGCAGCCGCTGCACCCCGGAATGGCCGAACTACCTCTCGCCGCTGCGCGGCTGCATCTCGACGCGCTCTGGCGTATCATCGCGGCCTTGACGTGAGGCGCCGCCGGTCGCAGAACCGGCGAAACAGGGAGCAGCAGATGATCTACGATCCCCGCAGCGGGACTTACTTCCAGCCCAATGACGCCGCGTGCGTCTACACCTACAACGGCCCGGGCGGTGCCGTGGACACGGCCACGCTGACCTACAACGGCGGCACGTGGCGCAAGACGTACACCTACACCGGCAACCTGCTGACCAGCGAGACAGGATGGGTAAAGCAATGAGCGGCGTGAGCATCCCCTACGGTTACGCCGCCACGATCGGCGCAGTGCCTGGCGCGTCGCGCGTTGCGATGCTGGGCAACAACCCGTCTATCGACACCGCGACGCAGCCCGAGGACGTCTGGTCGGGTGCCGAGCTCGGCACGCTCAACGGCATCGACCACAAGTTCATCCCGCGGCCGCAAGGCGCGGCCGTCTCGATGGAAGTGGTCAGCTCCAGCGCGCTGGACACCGCGGCAGGCACTGGCGCGCGCACCGTCACCATCGACTACCTGGACGCGGCCTATGCCGCCCAGTCGGTCGTGCTGACGCTGAACGGCGTGACGCCCGTGGCGCTGCCGGTGCCGGTGCGGCGCGTGAACGGCCTGCGCGTGTCGAGCTCGGGCACGTTCGGCGGCAACAACGCAGGCAACCTGTCCGTGCGCCTGGCTGGCGGCCTGGGTGCGACCTTCGCGTACCTGCGCGTGGGCAACGGCCTCGCACGCTCGTCGCTCTACACCGTGCCCGCCGGTCAGACGCTCGACATCTACAGCATGGTTCTAGCCATCAACCGCGCGGACACGCAGGACCGCTGGGCGTCGTTCGCCCTGTGCATCCAGAACGCAGCGGGCAACCTAATCAAGGGCATCGAGCTGCCAGCGAGCACCATGGTGCCGTACCGGCAGGAAAACCTCAACGTGCCGAGCGTGATCGTGCCCGCGACGTCGGACGTCTGGTGGCGCTGCGAGGCGGTCAGCCAGAACAGCACGAACGTGACGGGTGCGTATGCCGGCATCGTGCGCACGGGCGTGCCCTTCCTGGGCCGTTTCGGCCTGTCGGGATAGGCAGGTAGCCTGAAAGCAGAAAGGCCCGCAGAAGCGGGCCTTTTTTCATTTGTGCACGCGCTCTCGGCGCAATCGCCGCAGCTGCCCCGCGACGTACCGCCGGCGCAGCATGTTGGCCCACGCGCGCCACGAGCTCTCCAGGTACTGTCCGGCCCAGGTCGAGCCGAGGTAGTGCCACTCCCGCAGCCACATGGCGCCGCGGCGGCTCAGTTGGGCCGCGCACAGGCTCGCACGCATGAGCCACACTGCCGCGCGCCACATGAAGCGCACCGCGCCGACCGCGCCCTGCAGCAGCGCGTCGAGGGCGCGCCACAGGGCCACGAGCAGGTAGACGAGCGCCGCGAACGCCATGGGCACCATCAGCAGGAGCATGAGTGCGATGAGCCACATGGCGCGACCTTATGCCTTTTCGAGCTCGTCCAGCGTAGCCATGTGCACGCCGCGCTGGTAGGCCGTGTAGCCCATCACGTTCGCGTCGAGCCCCGCCTTCGCGAACGACTCGCCGTATTTCAGCGTGCCGTGCTTGGCGATGAATGCTTTTGCGCGGGTGATGTGCTGGAACGGCGTCACGACGTCGGACTCGCCGCCCACTGCACCCGCAGCCGGCTCGCCGGCGGGTGCCGTCGCGGCCTGTTCGAAGGGGTTGGCACCGGTGGGAACACCTGTGACGTCGCTCGGGTTCACATCAGGCGGCAGGCCGACGCTGGTGGTCGTGACGGAGCCATCTGCGTGCACGACGCGAGCAACATCCACGTGGGTCACCGCAGCACCGGCAGCAGCTACTGCGGCTTTGTCGGCCTCGATCTCTGCCTTGGTGCGACGCCTGCGCGGAACAGGCGCCACATCGCCGGGCGTAGCGGTATCGGCGGCGGGTTGCAGCGCGGCACCGCTCGGATCGCCCGGCACGGGCGGCGGCATGCCTGCCGATGCGTCGATGGTCGGGAGGGGTCCGTCGTCGACTGCGGGTCCGATCAGATCGCGCGTGCGGTTCGCAGTCAGGTCGACCGCGCGGTACTTGTCGGCCCAGTGCAGGAAGTGGTTGAGGTCGTCGATCGAGTCGAATGAGAGATTCATGGTTGAGGTCTTCAGGTGGTGGAAATCAGGCGGGCGTGGCCCGGCGCTCGCGCTCGGCCTGCAGGCGGCGCGTCACGACGAGTCGGCGGCGGCAGTTCACTTCGTCGGCGCGCACCGCGGCGATGAGCTGCAGCATGCGGTCGGCCGACAGCGCGCTGGTGTTGCGCACCGTGTAGATAGCCCGGGCGCTGGTGTTCAGCAGCGCGGCCGACTCGGCGATGCCGAGCGCGTCCGTGAGGTCTTTCACGCTCAGCTGCTCCAGCGGGCAGGAGGTGAAATCGAGGGTTTCGGTCATGGTTGTTCCGTGTCAGCGTTAACGTGCGGCCAGTATGCCTGTTTGTCAATCGGGTGTCAATGTTTTGTCGCTCATGCCCAACGCCGCCAGCGCGGCCTTGTGCATGATGAACTCCGACGTAAACAAGCGCCCTTGGGGGCTGCTCCAGGTCCAGCGGCAGGATTCTTCCAAACTCTTGCCGGCGGCCGCGGCAGCTTTGGCTTCGCGGCGAATTGCATCATCAATGGTCGTAATCAATCTTTCCTCCATCGGTTGTTGACGTAGCCGGCGGCGTCCAGCGGCAGGCCCGGGCACCAGGCGGGGTTCATGCGCAAGCGGCCTAGCAGCTGCTCCAGGCGCAGCTCGGCGCGCTCGACGGGCACCTCGATGAGCAGCTCATCGTAGACGTGGTGTACGATCGGCTCCACGCGCCCCACGTCTACCATCGCCTCCCAGAACAGATCGCGCGCGAGGCCCTGCGTCTGGTTGTTGGACAGGATCTTGCGGTCCAGCGTCTCGACGTAGCCCTCGGGCTTGTCGTAGACCGCCGTGGGCACGCTGGCGCCGGGCTCCAGCGACAAGCGCGCGTTGTGGTAGCTGATGGCGCGCCCCGAGGGCAGCTCCATGCGCAGTGCGCGATCATCGCGGATGAACGTCACCTTCGTGCACTCGCCACGGCCGATGGGCACGTCAACGGGGCGGCCAGGGGTGTCCAGCGCGATGAGCGCCGCGTACTCCAGCATGGCCCACCAGCGCTCGAAGGCGGGGTGCGCCTCGCGGAATTTCCACACGATGCGCTCAGCCTCGTCGGGCTCGACGTAGACGCCATAGTTCGCCGCCATCGAGGTGAAGGCGCCCACGCCGCCCCCGAAGCCCAGCGACAGGCGCACGACCTTGCCAACCTGGCGCTGGTCCTTGTCGACCGCTTCGTAGGGCACGCCGAAGATGTTCGCCGCCTCGACCTTGTAGCCGTCCACGCCCGACTCGATCTCGGCCAGCATGGGCTCGTCGTTCGCCAGCCACGGCACCATGCGCGTCTCGATGCCCGTGAGGTCGGCGCCGACCAGCGTGTGCCCGGGCGCGGTCGCGCAGAACAGCGGGCGCTGCGCGTCGGCCAGAGCGGCCAGAATGGGCCCGTGGCCGGGCTGTGTCAGGAAGGCCACGCCGCGGCGCTTCGCGGCGTCCAGGAACGCCTCGCACAGCTCGGCCGACTTGCCCGGGCGCGGCCGCGCGACGTTGAGCGTCTGCGCGCCGCCGGCGCCGTGCGCCGTGGAGCGGCCCGACAGCGCGCCGTGCCAGACCGTCGAGTGCTGCAGGCGCCGGTTCACGTGCGCGCGCAGGATGGCCGCGGACTTCTTTGGGGCTCGCGAGGCGTCCAGGCGCAGGGCCAGCAGCTCGCGCAGGTCGGCCGGCAGGTCCTCGCGCGCGACCAGTTTCTTCAGCGACTCCTTGCTCGCGTCGTCCACCTCGGTGCCGAAGTCGCGCGCGAACTCCTTGATCTTCGCGATCTCGGTAGCGGCCAGCACGCCGCCGCCGGTGAGCGCCGCGACCTGGTAGTCGATCTGGGCCTCGGCCAGCTGCTTGAGCTCCTCCATGGCCGCTGCGCCCTCGACGTCCACGCCGAAGCCGCGGTCGTTGATCTCCATGTCCAGCTCGAAGAAGCGCTGCTCACGCGCTGGCAGCGGCACCGTCGCGTGCCACAGGCCGATCATCGCGTCGGTGTCGATGATCGCGTACTTGAAGACGCGCGCGAACTCCTCGGGGTGATCGTCGATGGTCCACTCGGGGTGTGCCGCGATCTGCTTCATCACGTCGCCGCCGGCCGTGTCCTTCTGCACCGGCAGGCCCATCGCGGCGCACGCGCCGGCCAGCGAGCCCGGCAGGCCGTTGTAGCGGGCGCGCGCTGCGCTGCAGCGCACCTGCTGCGGGGTAAGCTCGGGCAACTGCTGGTAGGTCTGGCGGCGCAGAACTTGGTTCCAGATGTGAAAGTCGAACGGGGCATTGTGCGCAACGAACAGACCGCCCGCTGCGACATGTCGCACGACCGCCTCCGGTATGCGCTCGCCTTTGACCCAGATGTCGGTCGCGGCCATGCCCGGCAGGCGGTAGGTGAAGCAGTAGGCGCGCGTCGTCGGATCGACGAGGTACCTGCCGAGACCCTCGGCGGGCAGGTCGGTCTTCGAAGTTGTCTCGAAGTCCAGGAACAAGAGGTTTTCAGTCATTGCGGAATCTTAGGAGTTTATCGCGCGATTGTAGCAGATTAGTCGGAGGCGCGCGACTTAATTGCCTTGAGCACCGCGCCCTCCCGTACGCCCGCGCGCACCGCGCGAGCAGGGCTCACGCCGTGCTCGAGGAGCCACTCCGCGAGTCGTTCGTGGTCGGCTCTCGGCGCCGGCAGTGTCGCGCGCTGGCGCACGCGGGGTGCGGACAGCAGGCGGTTCGCATCTAGCGCGCCGCGAGGTGCACAAGTACGGATACCTTCCGCAAACATTTGCGGAGCGGTCAGGCAACCACTCGTGCGTCGATGCCTGTAGTAGTCCAACATCAGCGGGAAGTGCACCCCGCAGGAAATGCACTGATAGCTGGCCTCGGTGGTCATGCGTAGTCCGGATCGTAGCGAAACGCTTCCATCTTGCCTTCTCGAACCCATCGGATTTCCGTAAGGAATATCTGCCCGTCATCCCACTTCGTCAGCGTGATGTCCACTGGTGGAGGGATCAGCTCACGCGACAACAACACCCGATAACCTTCACCCGGCGCCTTGCGGCCCGTGGCGCGTTCAAAAAATTTCCGCGCCATGGCGTAGAAGCGCGTGTCGGCGCTCGCGCGGTCGAAGTCCAGGCGCAGTGGGTGCGCGCCGAAGTCGGTGATGAACTTGAAGTTCAGCACGCCGTTGCCTTCGGGATCGATCTGCATATCGTGCACGGTCAGCGTGCGCACCTCGCGGCACACCTCATCGGCCAACACGACATTGGCCTCGTCGTGGATCTCGTAGGAGTCATCGTCGCCCATGCCGCGCTCGGCCGTCTCCCGCTTTGTGCGTGTCGTGAGAAAGCCCTGGCGCGGCCGGCCGCACTGGCGGCACGTCAGGTGCTCCGCGTCGTTCAGGAAGCCGCAGGGGGGTGCGTCGGCCTCCATGAGGCCCAGCACCAGGCGCAGGTCGTACTCAGGTTGCGCGGGGCTGTGGATCGGGAAGCGGATGGCGCTGCGCTCGCGCTCGGGCGCCGGCGTGCCATCGTCGCGCGCGGCGCCCTTGCGGAAGGGCGTCTTGATCGTCTCGTCCGTGCACGCCCACAGACCCGCGCGCGAGTCGCCCGAACCGGCCTCGGAATTGATGGCGCCGTGGCGCGCGAAGTTGCCGCCAGCGTCCAGGGCCAGGATGTTGTCCTTGCCCGGGTAGGGACGCAGGCCGCGCCCGACGATCTGCTTCCATAGCACGAGGGAGCGCGTCGGGCGCAGGCACACGATGCAGTCGACGAACTTCGCATTGAAGCCCGTGGTCAGCATGGCCACCGAAACGACGTGCCGGTGCAGCTTCTTCAGGTACTCGTCCACGCCCTGCACGCGCTCGGACTTCTCGAGCTCGCCGTGGATCGTCACGACCGACTCGCCGGCCTCGCGCAGCGCGTTCTCGATCATGTGCGCGTGCTCGATGTTCACGGCGAACCACATGAAGTGTTTGCGCGTCGTGGCGTTCTCCAGCGCGACGCGCACGCACTCGCGCGTGACCTTCATCGCCTCCTGCGCCAGCGCGGCCTCGTCGAAATCGCCGCCCTTCGTCTTCACGTTGTCGGTGTCGATCTGCGGGAAGCGGATGGCCGGCGCCACCACGGGCGAGATGAAGCCCTCGCGGATCAGCCGGTTGAAGTTGCGCCCCGCGGTCAGGTCGTAGACCTTCGTGTCGAACAGGCCGCACTCGGTCAGCGGCACGACCTTCAGGCCCTTCATCAGGAAGGGCGTCGCGGTCATGCCGATGAAGCGTACCTTCGGGTTGTTCTCGCGCAGGCCGTTGACGATCGACTTCCAGGTCTTCAGGTCGATGTTTGCGGTATGCGCCTCGTCGATGATCACGTAGTCCTGACGGCCGAAGCGCTTCACTTGCCGGGCCACCGACTGCGGCGTGCCGATGGTGATCTGCGACAGGCGCTCCTTCATGCCCAGGCCGGCGCAGTAGACGCCCGCGCGCGCAGCCAGCGCGGCCGGCAGGTAGCCGATGGCCTCCTCGACGTTCTGCTTCACCAGCTCCATCGACGGGGCCAGGCACATGACGCGCGCGCCCGGCTGGAGCTGGCACAGCGACTCCATCAGCATCGCGGCCAGCAGCGCTTTGCCGCCGCCCGTGACGATCGCGGCCAGCGGGTTCGTGTTCTGCGCGGCCATCAGCGCGGACAGCACGGCGTCGCGCGCCTCGGCCTGGTACCAGCGCGGTACGAGTTTGGGCATGTTAGTGTGAACTTAAGAGAATGGAGCGCTTATTATAAGCGCACCTGTGTGGCGCTGCAAGCGCGCGTTAGCGCCGCTTCGGCGCCAGCTTGTTGATGATCGCCTGCACCGTGCGCTCGGGTGCATCGGCGAGCCGGGCATACCACGGGTCGTCAAACACCGGCACGAAGCCCGTGCCAAGCAGGTCGCGGAAAGTGCGGGGGCGCAGCTGGTGCAGCAGGTCCGGGTTGGTCACGAACAGCCGGAACATCTCGGCGAACCACTCGGCGTCGTTCGGGCAATAGGACGTCAGCGGCGCCTCGGCGCACCTGGCCCGCATTGCGATGCTGAAGTCGCCGAAGTAGCGGCCTTTGCGCTCGCTGCGCGACCAGTCCGCGTGGTGGCCGAGCTCGTGTGCAATCACGCCGTAGGGCGTGCGGTCCGTCGAGTGCCCAGGAAATGACCAGGCCATGCCCGCCACACCGATCGCTGCGCACTTCTCAACGCATATCGTGACCTCGACCGGGCGATAGTAAGCGCACGCGTCGAACGACCAGCCCTCACGCTTCACGATCGTGAGCTGTGGCACCTCCAGTGCGTTCGCTGCGCAGAAGCGCGCCATCAGCGCTGCGCCGCGAGCCAACAGCGACGCCTTGGTCTCATGTGTCATCGCGGTACCTCGCCATGGAAATACGCCATCGGCAGCGGCGTCAGGTCGGCCGCATCGAGCACGTACCGTGCGCCGAGCCAGGGCTGGTCGCGCTCGAGCACCGCGACGCGCACGCGCTGGCCCGACTCGAGCGCCAGCACCTCGTCCACGCCGCACCAGAGGTAACGGTGACCCTGTTGCGCGGCGATCATTTCCGCGACCCTACAGCCTGCGCGAAGCGTGCCTTTGCACGCTGCTGGGCCTCCCACGCCGTGCAACCGCGGCAAGCCGAGCACAAACCATCGGACAGCGAGCCATACCCGCGGCGGCACTTGGTGCAGGGTTTGGGTTGAGGCGCGCTCACGCCGCCAGCTCCGTCAGATTGAACCACTCGGATTCCTCGCCTGCTCGACCACCGCCACCGAGTACGGCCGGTGCCTTGATGACCGGTACGCCAACCTGCTGCAGGTCATCCAGCGTGGGTTTCGTCGCCCATACCGCGACAAAATACGCCCCTTCCTGTTCGTAGGCGTTGATCTCGCGCGTAAGCACCCAGACTGTGGTCGTCGGTTTCGTCAGAGTGGGTGCAGGTGCCGGCGCGGGCGCGGCGCCAGGGAGGAACGGCCGCGTGTCCGGGTTGGCCAGAAACACCTCCTGAATGATCGCGGCCGGGTAGCCGCGCTCGGTGGGCCAGGACTTGCCTTGCACGGGCACGTCGACGAACGTGGCCCCGCGGATGCGGCAGACCATAGAGCAGTCCTTGCCCAGGCGCTGCAGCAGCGGTAGAGGGATCGGTTGCGCGCAGGTGAGCCAGCGGCTGGCCTGCTCGACCGTGAAGTACGGGGTTTCGGTGGTTATGGTGGTCATGGTGGTTTCAGGTATGTTGCGCGACCCATTCCGGGTTCTCTTTCCGCCAGTCGGTCCAGCTTTCGTCGGTCAACTTCCAGTTGATCCACTCGGGTGTGTCGAGGGTCTTTTCAAAGGGCAGTGCACCAGCTTCACAACGAATGCATAGCGAACCACCGCCGTGCGCGGTGCAGAAGTAAAGGCCGCAGCCGTCATCGCCGCCGTAAGGCTCGCCGCCGCACACATAGCTCAGTCCGCGATCGATCTCCGCAGCGCAGCCGGGGTAATCGCAGCGCGCGGGTACGCCATAGCCGATGTCGCGCTGCCAGTTTGCGTCGTAGCCAATGCTCCAGCCCATTTCAGTTCCTTCAGGTTGCGTTGTCGATGGCTCAATTCTAAACGCAACCTTTCGGAAATGTCAATTCCCGACCTTGGCAAAGGGACTTAGCGGAATGACGTTCGACTCGCCCGGCACCTCGTAGCCCTCTGGTGGCTTCCAGCCTCGGGCGTCCATCGTGCGAGCGGGTTGCCAGCCCCGGGTCGTGAGCCAGCGGGTGTACTCACGGGTGCGAATGGTCTTGCCGCTGGGGCTCGCATCGAGCGCGAGGCGCACGGCCGAGCTGGGCACGAACCCGAGCTGCGAGTGTTGGCGCAGCAGTTTGCGCAGCAGGTCGGGCAGCACGTCATCGACATCCGACACCGGCACGCCGATGCCGTCACGCATCTGCGCCTGGTTGAACGCAAACACGGCGTCGGCCGCGGCGCGCACGAGGCGCAGATAGGCTGCCTCGTCGTCCACGAAGCGCGCCTTGGCCTCTGCGAAGATTTGGCGCGCCTCGCCGGCCCAGGCCTGCTCGATCGGGCGCAGTACATCCACGGGCATCAACCGGCGGTTCCCGGTCTCGTCGCGGTTCATCTCGTGCTTGTTGGCCGTGCCGATGAGCGCGAAGCGGCGCGGGTGCTCGGATGCGCGGCGCTCATAGGGCGCGCGGTACACGTCCTGGCACTCGGTCGTCCATTGCTTGATGTCCTCGACGTCGCGTTTGGCCATGCCCGACATCTCGCCCAGCTCGGCGATGGCGCTCACGCTGGCGGCCATGGTCATGCGAATTTCGTCCGCGAACTTCAGCGACGCCGGCGGCGGCACGCCCAGGGCCTTCGCGAGGTCAGCCACGAAGACGCCCTTGCCCAGGCCGCCCTGACCGATCAGCACCGGCACCACGGGGCACGGCGCCCCGGGGCGGATCTGGCGCATCAGCACGCCCGCGAAGAACAGCTGCGTCGAGAGCATGAGCGCCTCGGAGGGCAGCGCGCCGCACAGCTCGGGAAAAAAGTTGTCCAACCGCGGCACGTCATCCCACTTGGGCAGCGCGAGCACAGCGTCGCGCCACGGGTCGGTCGTGCGGCGGTGCGCGAGCGTCTCGATGGCGTCCTCGATGGGCTTCTTCGTGACGTTGTGGCAGCCGATGCGCGACAGGGCGTCGAGCAGGTCGCCCGGGTCGGGCACGTCGGCACGGTCCATCGTCATCGTGCTGGCGTTGTACGTGGGCAGTGCGTCCAGCTCGGTGAGCAGCACGGACAGGCCGTGCGTGATGTTCACGAGCGGCGCGGCCTTCTTGCCGGCGGGCTCGGGGTATTCGACCAGGCCGCACAGCTTCTCGGCAGCTAGGGACAGCGGCGAGTCGAGGTCGGCCGCGCGGTCGTCGGTGAACTCGAAGAATTCCTGCAGTTTGTGCGACCAGACGCCGGGCCGGTCGCCCATCATGACGATCTCGGCCTTGTCGAAATGTTTGGGCTCGAGGTTCGGATTCCACGTGTCGAACGGGTCCGCGCAGTTGTGCCCGAGCGAGTGCGGCAGCGCGTCAACGATCTGCTGCACCGTCTGCCGGCCGATGTCCTTGATGGCGAGCTCCCAGGTGGCCGGCAGCTTCTTGTCGCCCAGTGCGCGCGTCGCGATCAGGCCCAGGCGCTCGCCGTCTGCGAGCTCCAGTCCGTTCGCTATGGCGTTTTCGCGCTGATAGTTGATCGCTATCTTCTTCGCCTCGCGCCGGCGGCCGTCCCGGGCTTGGCGCTTCATCGTCTCGAAGCGGCGCATGTCGATCTCGCGCAGCGGCGTGAGCAGGCCCACGTCGAGCAGCCCCTCGGGGGAGCGTGCGCGCAGCGGCGCGCCCTTGGGGCGCTCGGCGCGCACCAGCACGCGCCCGCCGTCCGGGATGTTGCGCGGTACGTCCTCACTGCACACAGGCTCGGCCTCGAACATCAGGCGCGAGGGCTGATAGACCAGCGAGTCCGAGAGCTGGCGCACCAGCAGCGCGCCGGACTTCGAGATTTTCACGAAGCCGCGCCCGGCCAGCCATTCCTCGGCCTGCATGCGCACGGCCAGCGCGGGAATGTCCGTGCCGCGCGTGACGGCAAAGTAGACGTGCACGCCGCGCAGCCCGCGGTCGCCGACATAGGAGGACGACGAGGGGCGCGCGATGCGCGTGACGTGCGCGAGCCAAGGATGGCAGGCCTCGAGCGCATCGAGCGCGGCGTCCAGCGACGTGAAGCCGCCGGTGTCGACGTCCACGTCGATCGGGCACAGCGTCGCACCGGGGGACCAGTCGAACGTCGCGTTCGTGCGCGCTACGGCGCGCGGATTGAAGTCGGCCCGCGCTCGGGTCGTCAGGGTCGAATCGCCGGCGCGCGGCAGGCCGCAGGTGATGGCCTGATTGGGCGTGAGGTTGCGCAGCGCCGAGTCGATGTGCGACACGTCCTCGATGTGCAGCACGCGCGCCTCGCCTTCGGTCATGTGCGCAATGGCGCTGCTGGTAACCCTTCCATGTTCGTCGAGGGCGAAGCGTTTCGTGAGGTCGCACGAGTGCGACGTGATTTGGGTAAATCGAATGTCGGTCAAGGTTCGCGGCTTTCTTTAGATGTGTGAGTATTCTCCTACCAGTTTCGCACCGTTGCACATTGAAATCCGCTATCGCCGCGCAGCTCCGATAGCCGTTCCAGTTGGCCCGCATTGCTCTGGCACGCTTCTTGCTACATGACAGAATGACACTATGACACTACTTTTGAACTTATATCTAGAAATAGAGAATATATATTAATAAGGATTTAGGTAGTGTTTCGTAGTTGGTAGAGCTTCCTAGAAATGACACGTCAGTCATGTCATCGTGTCATGGAACGTTAGTGGGCACT